GCAACCACAATAGTTGCGCATGTAACGGCTTGTGCATCAGCGTGAGAAGCAGCAGTAGTGCCACTTTCACCACGAACACACCCTGTTAAATCATTACCAGACAAAGCAGCATATGTTATAATTTCATCTTCAATCTTTATGCGACCAGATGTAGGAAAACCAGAAGAAGAAGTAAGAGTTATTGTAGTGTCAATGGCTGTAATTGCACCATCAAGATCATTTGCACTTGCAGAAAAAGTTACGTCACCCGCAGATGTGGTGTTTCGTATGGGCGTAATATCACTATATCCACCGCCCTCGTTGATATAGTATTTAAGATGTGTACCAACACCAAGAAAATTACTACCATCTAATGCAACCCAAGGGTGCAAAGCGCGACATGTGCCTAAAAAGTTAGTTGATGATTCCTTAATCCAGCCGCCTATTTTTTCAGGATAACCAAAGCGAAAGCGCACTTTATCCATGTCAAACCATCCGCCTTCGTTGGTATATGACGTAGTTTCACGGTTAATACCGGGTCGAAACTGAAGTTTAGTCAGCGGCATTCAACAATCTCCTAATACCCGAATTATACATATTTCAGACAATTGTTCGAGTTATATTTTTAAAAATAATAAACCGAACATTTTATGATAGCCATCCATATATTTTTTTAGTTTTTTCTAAGCGGTCATCTAAGCCATGAGTCCCACCATTTACACGGCGCGTAACCTCTGTAATTACATCGTCGTTTACACCTTTATCTGCTATTTTAAAAAGCCCATTACGTTGGAAAAACCAGTATGCGCTTTCAAATGCGTAATCTGTAGCTACAAGATCAGGGTCCTTCATTACGTCAGGTAAGCGCATTTCTGATGCAAATTTTCGGTAGTTTGTACGGCCCGTGCATTGTAAAAATCCTCGGCCTCGGAAAGCGAAACCGTCATTTTCTTCAACATTTCCGAGCGCACCGCCCTTTGATCTATGCTTGTCCATATACACATAGTTGGCGATCTTTTGTGGATTACGCGCATATTTAGATGCGTCCTCTTTACCTTCACCAAAATAACGACCAAAGACACGATTTAATGCGTCTTCAGAATAATTAAGATTCTCTTCAGTTAGCTTAAAATACCCACTTTCATGCGCAGATTGACCAAGTAAGTGAGCCGCACGTTCTGGCGATAACTCATAGTGTTGAGCGATTGCTCTTGCCGTATTAGGTCCAAAAGCCCCATCTGGGGTTACTCCGCAGCGTTCCTGCAAGGCTTTCATTGCTTTACTCATTTGATTTTCGCTTTCATAAATAAAATTATACCATACACAATAAGACCAAAAGCTGTTGCTACTGCAACATCTAAAAGATGTTCTCGCATATGGTATATAAACTCAATACCTGCTTGAACATCACCCTGACTGGCAATTGTGTTTACCTCTACGTTTTTAGTGCCATTAAAGGTTTCGATAGTCTGTTCCATTATCTAGCATCCGAATGCATAGGGGATCGTGTAAGATACTCCAACGTGCCTTCTAAAGTTTTAACACGAGCCTGAATCTTGATGATTTCCATCATATGACCAGCCATACCACCCATATCTTCGTGAATCATGTCCACTTCATCCCATAATTCGTTATCCCAATCCTCCATGTCCTCATACATTTCAGCAAGAACATCAATCATTTCATCTATTTTTTCTTTGTTTTGTTCTACATCTCTAATCAAATTTGTTCTGTCAGTAGCATTGTTTTCAACAGTTAAAATGCTCACTGTTTCTTCAAGATTTGAGATTGTGCTTGCTTGCTGCGCAGTCCACCAGATAAAGCCACCTATCTGTAAGACGATAACGCCTATTACCGTTATAGGGAGCTTCATGTTTTCCATTACTTTTTCCTTATAAACTGTTTAAATGATTTCACACCGAAAGAGGCTGAAATTGCAATTCCAAGGCTGTAAAAATACCAGTCTGGGGCCTTCTGAAGCTGCTCAAAGCCTCTATCTACAATTCCTTCTGCACCCGGCACAAAGGCCAAAATTAATGGGATTGACAGGACAATTACGAAAAATTCGTCTTTCCATGACGATCCACTATTTTCTGCCATGATGCGTTCCCAGTCAGCAACGCTTGTCTTTTCTGACAACAATATCTTGGCTTTNGCCTCTGCTTCAGTAAGTTTTAATTTAGCTTCTGCGGCTTGNTTTGTAGTCTTTGCATCAAGCCAACTACTAGCTAAACCTGCTACTGGTCCTAATAATTGACCTATCATTTCTCACCCTCCAAGCTCATNGATGTTTTCTTGTCTGTTTTTGCAGAATAAGCGTTGAATCCCATAAATGCAGCGACAACACCTGAAGCGGCAATTACATACACAGATGCAATATCNGTTATCAAACTTGCCGCTTTATCNAAGCCAAGNACACTAGCNAATAATATGATAAACGGATAGATTAACATTCCTGCAAGTGCAAAGCCCGTAAATCTTCTTTCAGCATTGCGCTTTAAATCACGGTCTATCATCTCTAACCGCCTATCCTCCAAGGCTATTTTATTCCATTCTGACTTCTCAATGACACCATTTCCATTAGTGTCAGCCTTTTCGAACTCTGTCATACGCGTACCTCTCAACAATCTTTCTATTGTATCCTAGTATAATTAACTTACCATTTTTGTCATAAGCTGCAAACTTTTTACCTTTTTCAACTATTATTGGTTCGTAAGCTCTAGGCAAGTCACCGTCATTGACGAATGTGTTACCATTATTTTTGCCTTTTCTGCTTCTACTTGGCATTCCTCATAATCCGAAAACGTCTTTAATTGATAGTATTTTAAATGATCCGTATTAACAAAATGTAGAAATACTAAAATATAAACCATTACCACTGACCTCTAGCTTTACCGATAAAGTATATCATTGCGCCAAATAAAACAAATCCTCCTAAAATGATGATACCACCAACGATCCAGTTTATGAGATTATCTATCCTTTCTTGCCTTTTATATACCGCTTCTTTTTGAAGTTTTCTCTGTTCAGCCTCTATAGCCACAATGCTTTTCCATGCCGAAGGCCCGTAATATAGACTAATATAGGACTTTAATTCCTCCCTCATTTCTTTTGCTTTTTGCTGTGCAGCCCAAATTTCCACGGCTGACGTATCAAATCCCGGCTTAACTCTTCGCCATANNGGAGGGTCTTTAGCTTTATTTCCAAGATAATCTAAATCAGACACAGCCTTACCGAACCTAGAAAGATCAGTTCCAAGTTCACTTATTTCCTTACCGACAGAAACGGCTTTTTTTATGCCGTTAAAAGCGAGAGTACAGGCTGCAATTGCACTAGCTGGATCAATCATGTTTCACGAAACCTCACTGGACAATAGTAATCAGGGTCTACGCGATAGACCCTATCATAATATCCAAAGCGTTTTGACCCACAATCGTAGTAACACGCTTTGTAAAACCAGCTACCGTAGCCGTTTACCCACATGTGTCCATAAGCTACAAACACAAGCGTACATAACATTATCGCTCCATTAAGCGATCTATTTTTTCTTCAATTCTATCAAACCGTGCGACGATTTGATTCATAACTGTAGAGCTATCAGTTTTAGTGACATACTCTTTTGCCATCTCTTCTCTTGTTTTATTTAAAAGAATTTGAACGCGCCCAAGTTCACTGTGTTGAGCTTTTAACCACCAACCTAAACCGCCTATTGCAGCAGTTAATCCTATATTTATGAACGCGTTCATCTCCATTATGAAATAAAAGAATTAGCCGCAGAAATAGCTGCATCTATTTCTGTAAAACTTTCATCGCCCCAGTCATCTAAGGCTTTCATATGAACTAGATAACCGTTGCTACGAGCTACACGCTCTTTCTTTTCGTCATGCGTCATGTCAAATCCGAAATCGTCACTAGTTGCATCACTGCCTTTGTTATGTGTAGCGATAACACTAGTAATTACTGACACACTACCAAGCATTGCTGCGTGGTCTTTTGCTATTTGATCTGCATCTCTTGCCATTTTATTTATCCCTCTAGATTTGCAATATTTATATTGCCTGAGATTGAAATACGCTCCCCATCATTATCGTAAAAGGGAAACACCTGATGAAGCATGGTTGATGGAAACATAACCATGTAACCTTCTGCTTCTTTTTCCATGTTGTATGCAAAGGTTGATACCCTGCCCAACGTATTTGTATAGCTAAATGCAAAGTTAGATATGTGGTTATCTGCATTTGAGTTGGCACAAATAGGAAGTTTCTTTTGTTCTGCATAAGATGTAGGTATCTGCATCCATATTACAAAGCTGTATACGCCACTGTGGTCATGCGGTGGGTTAAACTCATGCTGTTTCTGGAAGTTAACCCATAAGCTTTCTAAGTTCCAACCCTCACCCTCACGCATTGTCTCACGCCAAGGTGCGCCATAAGCTTCAATGTGGCTCTGAATAAACGAGGGTAGTAGCTCACCAAGAAACTCTTTGAGTAAAGGTGAGTCACCGTCTAACCTGATAGACTTACTGATGTTACCTGCTAACTCAGGCTTCATGTCATCTGGTTGTTCTCGTGCTTCGTTTACAACTTTCCATATGTTGTCCACAACGTCCTCTGGTAGTTGACCTTCAACCACACCTACGTTTGGGAAGTTTCTTTGTATTAAGTCCATTCTTAACCTTCTAATACTGAGATACGTGCTTCTAGTTCTTGAATAGTTTTAACCAACAAAGGCACCATTTTAGAGTGATCTATTTGCTGGTGTTTAGGAACAGTATGTTTTGCAACCCATTTACTATCTGACGGAAACTTTGCTTCCTCTTTAACATCACCAACAGACTTACCATCAGGAAGAGTATCATCTTCTGTGTAAAGAATATCTGCTTTTCTTGTTCTCCAGTAATCTTCTGGTGTTCCTTGAGAAATAACTTCATTACTTGCAGACAACACAACATTTTCAACATCATGAGTAGCGTCTTTTACACCTTCAACGGCTTCTGGTACAACTTCAGCAGCTTCATGTGCTAGGAAACCATCAATTAAAGTATTGGTGTCATCTGCAACCCAGTTAAATCTTGCAGGCTTCAGTTTCTTTAAACGTGTGGTTGCATCCCAATCATAGTCTACGTTTTCTTTTAGGCGGTAATCAGAAGAAGTATTGTACGATGTACCTTCTTGTACGCATTTAACCGACCCAACTTCTGTGCCGTTGTCTCTACAAAATTGAATCATTGTAGCCTGTGCAAAATTACCAGTATTACATCTAGCGTGTCTCAGTTTAACAAGAATAGTATCGCCAGAATTATCTTGGTAAAAATTTCCTCCCATCGAAGTCCCAGTAACATTTACGTTTAAGTTAGCTCCATCAGTCTGTAAGGCCATGTCGCCAAAAAATGCTTGTGAGTTATTGTCTCCATATAAACAAATATTGCCATCACCGTCAGATATCACAACGCGGTTTGAAGATGTGCGGATGTCTATGCTGTCTTCGTTTCCATCGTAGCCGCCAAGGATTACGTTGCTAGATCCAGTAGTCATATATCGTCCTGCATCATGCCCAACAAAAGTGTTCCTATCACCTGATGAGAGAGTATTACCTGAAGCTGGTCCTATAGCGGTGTTGTCCTCACCTGTGCAAGCCTGTAGAGAAACATAACCAACAGCAACATTTGAGTTTCCACAATTTGCACCAAGTGCTTCATGCCCAATTGCTGTGTTAAAACTCCCATCATCTGTTCCATCACCGCAATTACTACCGAGAAAGGTGTTTTGCACACCTGTCGTTACATCATTACCTGCAAAATAGCCTACAGCCGTGTTTAAAGTATCTACATCACCAGAAGGATTCATATTTTCAAGAGACTTGTGACCTACTGATACATTCTTATCTCCACGTTGATTGGTTGTAAGACTTCTATGTCCAACCGCTACGTTGGTGTTCCCGTCAGTAATAGCATCACCTGATTCTGCTCCCAACAAGACGTTATTTGTACCTGTTGTGACTGCTCCACCTGCGTACCAACCTATGGCTACATTTCCAGTATCTGTCGCTGTAGTAAAGTTTTGAACTCCAAGAGCATTGTGACCGATAGCAATTGATTTGCTGCCTAAAGTATCAGCTTGTAAAGCATCTGCGCCGACTGCCACGTTAAAATCAGCATCTGTCAAGCTATCACCTGCATCTTTACCGATCAAAGTATTGTTTACACCTGTTGTAATATTTAGTCCTGCTGCTGCACCAACAAAAGTATTAGCAGTTCCAGTTGAGACTGAATTTCCTGCGGTATAGCCAACGGCTGTATTGTTACTATCGGTGGCAGTGGTAAAGTTTTGCGCTCCTAAAGCACCTCTACCTACGGCTGTACTCTTAGAACCTAAAGTATCTGAACCTAAAGCATTACGTCCTACAGCTACATTATTATCCGCATCCGTTAATACATCACCTGCACCTGCACCGACAAGAGTGTTGTCTATTCCTGTAGTCATTCTTCTACCTGCAATGTGACCAACGGCTGTATTGTTACCAGTTACCCCTGCATTTAAATCTTCTAATGCTTGATGACCTAGTGCTGTATTTTGTCCATTACCATCTTCGGCTCTTAATGCTTGATTACCGATAGCTACATTTTCTGCCCCATCTGTGAGGTTATGCCCTGCTTGACTACCAATTAAGGTGTTAGATAAACCTGTTGTTATATCTAATCCTGCTTGGTAGCCAACGGCTGTATTGTTACTATCGGTAGCTGTCGTAAAGTTTTGAGTAGCTAATGCTTGATAACCAATAGCTACACTTTGATTACCTAAAGTATCATCCGACAATGCTCCATGACCCACCGCTACGTTATAGTCTGCTTCCGTAAGTCCATCTCCTGCTAGACCACCAACAAGAATGTTTCTTACGCCTGTTGTGACTGCTTTTCCTGCATTATAACCAACTGCTGTATTGTAAGTATCTGTAGCAGTAGTAAAATTTTGAGCATTTAATGTCTGTTCACCAATCGCAACTGACCTACTTCCTAATGTGTCTGAGTTTAGTGAACCAAAACCAATCGCTATATTAAAATCAGCATTTGTTAGGGCTGCTCCAGAACCATGACCAAGCAACGTGTTTTTTACACCAGTTGTCATGGCTGTACCAGAAGATACTCCAACTGCTGTATTAAACCCACTAGCTCCTGCATTAAGAGTTTTTAACGCTTGATAGCCAATAGCAGTGTTGTTTCCATCTGCATCTTCAGTTGACAGTGCTTCAAATCCAATGGCTGTGTTATTATCTCCAGTAGTCAAAGCAGTACCTGCTTCATCTCCTATGACCACATTGTAGTTACCGCCAGAAGCTATTGCATCACCTGCGTTCTTACCAAGACGCAAGTTGGATGTACCTGCTGTAGCTGTAGATAAGCCTTCAATTTGAAGATCGGAAAGAATGTTTGCAGCTACTGCACCAGAACCTGCACCGTTAAAAAAGACAACGGCTGTTGTTCCATTTTTTATCTCATAGTCGTTTGATGAGTTATAAGTGCCTTGAAAAACAATCAAGTCTTGTGTGTGCAAGCTATTTCGAATGTAAACAATTTTTTCAGCGTCATTCGGAGTAAGCTGATAGAAAACTGTAGCCCCTAAATCACTTCCGCTGGTAATATTTATTAACCTATTTCGACCATTAGAGGCCGAACCGTCTGTGATTGGTAGTGAGTTTGGAGAACCAGAATTACCTGCTGATGATGCAGTAATCGTAACCTGACCATCAAGGGCTGTATCTAAAAGTTCTAAGTTTGTATTTGTGGTATCGCCCCATGTACCAGACTGTTCGCCTGTGCCAATAAGCTCTATACCATTATTTAAAGTATATGTACTTGCCATTTTTGCATTCCTATGCTGCTATATCCGTCCAATTTGGTGTTTGGCTCGGATTTGTTGTAGTATAATTCGGATTCTGACTTGGAACAACATTTCCCCATACAAGAACTTGTCCAACGCCACCTGTGGCTGCAACGCCAGTTACAGATACGTCTGCATTGGCGGTAGTTGTGACACTGCCGACAGAGGCGGTTCCTTGAACTCCAGTGACAGTTACAGAAGATTTTGCATCAATAGTTACTGAACCAACCGAACCAGAGGCAGACAATCCTGTAGCGGGAGCGTTTGCATCTGCGGTTGTCGTAACAGTACCAACTGCGCCTGTGGCAGATAATCCTGTAACGGAAGCGTTTGCTCCCGCAGTAGCCGTAGCCGTGCCTACTGAAGCTGTTCCTGCTACGCCAGTAACTGTAACATTAGCCAATCCTGTCACAGTTACAGAATCTACCGCACCAGTAGCCGCAACTCCCGTAACAGAGATATTTGCTTCTGCAACTACGGTAACAGAGCCAACTGACCCTGTAGCGGCTAATCCTGTAACGGGCGTGTTTGCTTCTGCAACAACAGTAACAGAACCAACTGAAGCTGTAGCCTTGGGTAGATTAGTCTGACTCCAAGGCATATCGCCCCAACCAAAGCGGGACCAACCGCCAATTGGAACGATGATATCTGCCATTAGGCTATCCTAATAATCGCGTTACTTGCGTCCGCTGTTGGAAATACAACTGTAAAATCACCTGCGGTTGATGTTTTATCAGCCCCAAAATCAAGAACCACAACAGAGGGATCACCTGACGCACTGTCATTAAAGATCAACGCGCCACGAGCCGTAACTGTTGCTGTGCTAAAAGTGAGATCACTAAAATCAGTAAGTGCCGTAGTCCCACTTGTTGACGGGTCTACACGAGTAAGAGCCGCGCCTTTTGCTGTATATCCTGTACCAGACACTTCGTTTGAAGAGGTGTATGCTGTCGTTGCAGCATTAAAAGATGCACTGTTAGTATAGAGCGCAAGATTAAAGGTGCTACCACCTGAGTTTTTAAAGTTGTGAACAGCCTCAAGAAGTTCTTTCTTAAAGCTAGTACACATGAAATTACCTGAAAAGGCCATGTCACATTCTCCTTATAAGTTCAGCAAGCTCTGGGTGGCCTGCATCATTGATTGCGTTATACACTGTAGTTCTATCACTTTTTGCGGCTTCGCGTAAGTAAAACTCAATGATTTTTGTGATGTTGCGCTTATAAGCCAACGCTTGATCACGAATTGCAGGGGGTGCAGAGTCTCCCACAGCAACTATTTTATCCGCGCACCGTTGCGCGATTTCTTCAGGAGTAAACCCACGATTATGTGTGGTTTTTACATCTACCCTAAAATCTTCAGGTAAATCTATATTTAAAGCAGGTATCATGTTTTCTCCCTAAGAATAAGGCCAGTGCGATATGCATCAGTGACTTCTTGCGATTCGCCAAAATTCTTAACGCGTGATAAAGCCTCAGTAAAGCGTTGAGTATAGTTTTGTACTAGATCAGCCTCACCCTTCATAAACGTGTATGCTTCAATAAGGCTACCATACAACAAAGCGACTGATGCGTTTGTACTTAACCATGTTGTCCCACTTCCAGCACCTGCTGTTAATGAAGCGGGTCTATAGAAATAATGAATCTCAACAGCATAATTAGAATTAGGTGTCGGCCCTATAATGAAATTATTAATATCAAATTGTGCATAATAACGAGGAACGCCAGTAGTTGCTGAATCGGGATTAAAAGATTGTACGAAATTTACATCTTTAAAAAGAAGAAACTCCTTGTCACTTCCATTAGTTATACAAACACTGTAAGAGGCTAAATAATCACTTGGTACAGCAAGAAATTTATTGCTTGCAGTCAAAGTTCCCGATGCATTTCTTCTGAACACCTCAAGCTGTGCAATTTTTAAAATTCGTTCTTCTGTATTTTTGATAAATAAATCAAGATTATTCACAAAAGTTGTTTCTGTGTTTTCAGTATAATCTTGAATAGCTTGTTTTAAACTGTCGTATGTAAAACTCATGAAATCACCACTGTAACTTTGCCCACATAACCTATAGTGTTCATTATGTTCTTTGGCGTTGGGAATATATTATCACCCACGCTTACAGAAACTGCACCAGCGTTAGGATCAGGGCGTGGATTGCGAAGCGCCTGTGCATCAGGAACAGCGCGTAATGGTTCTAGTTGAGGATGTTTAGGTTCAAATTCATCTTTTCCAACTAAAAGGCCATTCCACTCTTTACGCATGTCTCTTAACCGATAGCGAAAGCCTGATCGGTCAGAAATACCATATGCCCATTTACCTGTGGCATACTTAGACATAGCGGTAATTCCTTAAATCTGGTGCTACGCGAAAAGACGCACGATCACGATCTTCATCCATAGCGCGGTTTATTTCTTCTTCATACAGTGCTTTTAACATCTGCATACGATCTGGAGCGCGTTTTATACTTATATAATAGGCTAAACCCGCTGCTAATGCAGGATAGAAACGAAACGGCACACCAATAGTGTTAACATATGTGTCAGCATCATCTAACCTTGTTAATGCATCGTAAATCACAACATCTGTACTATTGTCAGGAAGAGGCCACATCTTCAATACAGGTGTAATTTGACGATCTACAAAGAACTGTGTGGGTCTAGATTGCGTTGTTTTTGTTGGAATATTTAAATATTCATCACGACTAATGCGATCTAAAGCAAAATCAGTACCAGAACGACGAACAACCAAAGAAAGAATATCAATTACATCAGTTGCTAAGTCATAATTACCATCATTTGACGTAACAGTGAATGTACGCTGCTCAATAGTCCACTGATTTAAGCCACGATTAGCCCAATCAGCAAACATTAGATTAAGGGACCGTTTAGCGGTTTTTAAGTCATATCCTGTGCGAACTTCCAAGCCGCAACGCTCAAAAGCCTCTTCGATGTAGTCAGCTACATCTAATTCAAAGTCTGTTGAGCCTGATACTGCCATTATTCTTCCTCATTATAAAGGTTATCAAATATTCTATTTACATCTAGTGTATAGTCTAAATCACTTTTTGAATAGTGTATATGTTGGGATGGCTTAAAATGTGGCGCTCCCTCACCAGTTTCAAACCATGCAGGATGCGTTACGCGTACACGATTATTAGGCAAAGCAACAATATTACCCGTCCATTCACCTGCATCTAAAAGCTGTAAAACATGACTCTGTTTGTGTTGTGCAGGATCATCAGCTATCTCTGATTCAGCATAATCTACTGTAAATAAGTATTTCGCAGGGAAAAAATCACTGTCTATCTTCGCTAACCAAGGGCAAGGCGTAGCTCTATCCATCACATAAACTGCATGATGATATGATGAGCAATCCCACGGTTGAGCGTCATATGTATTCATTGGTTCAGGCCATTCTTCTAAAGGCATATCAGCTACTAAAGCGGTTATAGGCATTCTTGCCCACATCGCACCGCCATGTACTGTATCCTCTTCCTCTCCCTCGGCTTCGTTTCCAGTAAACATAACTTGAAAACTTAAACACCTATTTGGCATAGACGTAACACCGATAACCATAGCATGAAGAAATTCGCCGTGATACTCTTCATGATTGTGAGTGTATTCACGGCGAACCCATGCCTTAAAATAAGGAATGTTGCTGTATAAATAAGACATTATGCTTTAGTTACTTTATATCCCATTTTTTTAGCAGCAGCACGAAGTTGTGCAACAGTCATTTTCTTACCGCCAGCGGCTCCACCTTTTTTCATCATTCTTACCTTTTTACCGCCAGCAGCACCGCCTTTCGACATTCTTCTTACTTTACCACCAGCAGCGCCACCTTTAGACATTCTTTTTACTTTACCGCCAGAGCGATAACCCTTTTTCTTCATAGCCATAATTATCTCCTTATGATTGAGTTACAGCGCCTTTTGTGCGCTTTCTTCTGTTTGACATTACTTTGCCACAACCTCTTGCAATAGCGGTGCCGGGTATTTTCTTGCCATTAAACTTACGTTTAGACTTTGTTTCCACAGCACCTCCTGAATTAAGATTACGAACTTTTGCTTTTTTTGTGTTAGAAACAACTGTTTTACCCTTTGCTCCTGCTGCTTTTTTCTTACGAGCAGTCTTAGCTCTTTCTGCTTTAGAAAGACTTTGAGCTTTTTTACGAGGCAAACATCGGTCAGGGTTCTTCTTATCTTTAGAAGTACCGCACTTACCTTTTATCTTCCCATCAGTACCGATGCGAACCCAATCTTGCTTTACCCAGTCTTTAAGCGCACCCATTATTTCTTCTTCTTTTTCTTACCCTTTGCACCTTTAGCATAATTAGGGTCTTTGCAATATTTTGATGCTGCCATATTAGCATAAGCACTTGGGTATGTATCAAAAGTGCGTTCTGCCCAAGCCTTACCAGCAGGGCAAATTTTACTGCCTTTAGACTTTTTTGAAGCTGCACCACCTTTTCGAAAATACGTTAAACCTCTTGGCAAATCATTCTTCTTCTGTGGCGGTTTTGAAACTTGTTTTCTCATTTGACTACGACCTATTGCCATTTAACAATTCCAACGTTTACGAGCTTGCCGCAAACGGCTGTTCGGGTCTTTTGCCGCTTTTGGAAACTTCTTCATTTGACCTGCTGAACGTGCGCAGTAAGACTTACGCCTTTTAGCTGCTTTTGAGCCTTTTTTTAATTTACTTGGCTTAGTCGTTACAGCAGTTTTTAATTTAGAGCCGGGATTTTTACGTCTATATGCTTTGACACCAGCTTTAGTCATCCCCGCCCCTTTTTTCGTGGGGCGGAAATTTTTCTTATTGCGCTTTGGCATTTTATCAGAACGTTTAGCCATACTCTTTTCTCATATAGAGAATGATTGTATATGTATCTGCGCTTGTATGACCTACAGTGGTAAATGCAACGTCACCTGTTTTCCCAGAACCCGCGTTATTCGTTAGGCCCCCAAAAATAGTGTAGTCATGACTACCACTTTGATTTTCACCAAGTTCAATACAAAATTGATCTGACGAGGCGTCAAACAAAATTTGCACTTTCATTCCGATACACTGCCACCAAATACGTTCAATGACCACACCCGTACAGGTGCGGCCTTGAGAATCGGCTTCTAACGCACTTACATCGACTTTAACAACTGCTGATTCACCAGTACCGTCAGAGATATTAGTGAACTTCATAACAGCTTTTTTATCACCGTCGATAAGTGTTTGAGAGGTTACTGCGTCAGCCATAATTTACCTCTTATTGGTCAGCAAATGCAGGTGCAGTTGCACCTGTAACAGTGCCAAAGATTTGATAGTTAGTAGAGTCTTTACCAATAATTGTTACATCAAAGCCAGCAGGAACGTTAATTTGAATGCTGCTATTTGAGTTGCCATCTGAAAATACTGCACTCACTTCGTTGTCAGTATCAAGGAAAGTAACACCGCCAACATAAAAGTTGGTATTTCCGGGTGTTACAATTATTGCGTCAGTAGCGTCAGCAGCACCACCAGCGTAAACAAATCTAAACACAGACCCAGCAACTGGCGCTGGTAATGTATAAGTATTGTCTTGACCCCCATCTGGAACGAGCAAAACTCTTCCACTGTGAGTAGCATTAGTAAGAGTTACATTACCATCTGCTAGACTTACAGGACCGTCACCAAGTGTCGTAATCTCTGTTATAGCTCCAGTAGTGGCATTTTTGCTTACAGTTTTAACCGTGCTTTCAGAACGTAGTGGTCCTGAAAAAGTAGAATTAGCCATGTTAATCTCCTGTCTTGGCTGTTGTCAGTCGCACCATGCAACTGTCAGGGATAAATCAAGCATAACATAAATTACAAAAAAAGAAAGGGGCTACCGAAGCAGCCCCCTAAAGTTTACAGGGAGGATAACCTCACTGTATCACATTTTATGCGCCCGGAGAACCGAATACTGCGCGTGGGTCGCTAAAGCCAAAGCTATAACGTTCACGAGCTTTAAAGCGCATGTTGCCTGTATCGAAGTCAGCTTCCATGTTTGTTCTCATTGGAGAACGCTCAAAGTGCTTGAATCCGTTAGGCGCGTCAGTCTTTAAGAAGAACGCATCTGGGTCTGTTAAGAAATGGTTAATTGTATAACCTTCTGAAATCATACCCATGTTGCGAATCGCGTTCACATCATTGTCTGCTGTGCCAACACGCAATGTTGATTCCAACAAACGATCTGCAACGAATTGCAGTTGTGGTGGAATAATCAACTTGGTGCCGCGTAGAGCAATAATCATGTTGCGTTCATCAACGAAAGTAGAGATGTCAATCAAAGCATTCTCAAGCGAAGTTTCGTTCAAGTCTGCTGCGGTTGACGGTTCATTACGGAACGTACCACCACCAGATAGTGGGTGATCAGTTGCGCAAAGTTCCTTACCATCGCCACCTGCAAAGTTGCTGTCAAACGCATTGTTTAGAACAGCAGCCGCTTTGACCTGCTTTGTGTGTGCCATAGAACGCGCAAGCGCCTTCGTATAACGCGCACCAAGACGATCATACAGGTTGTCTTCGATTGCTTCTTC